ACAGGAATCAATTCCGTGCTCTCTTTCGTGCCCGTCGCAACGCTGATACTTCCGTCGTCGTTTCGAGTTACATCCCCGCTGCCACTCGCTCCAATACCCGCAGCGTAAGTAGCCTCACCCGTATCCGTTGGAACTACCAGATCCTGACCCACGCTAATAGTGTTTACATTCGTAATCTCTGGATTTGCCGCCGCAATCGCTGCAACAGATGTGTTGTTATCCGCCGCAATCTTCGAAAGACTATCACCCGACTTAACCTTTACGTTCTTTTTCTTGTCATCCGATTTCGCTGTCGTCGTAACTTTGGGCTTATCGTCCGACTTCTTTGTCGTTGTTTTAGCCGCAGTGGTAGTGGTGGTCGTCGCCTTGGTCGAGGCATCAGCCATCTTCTTGTCATAACTTTTGTCAGCAAACTCAACCTTCTGAAGACCCTTGCCCTCAATGTTTACAGCCTGACCATGATACCCAGCCTTCGATGCCTCCGTCAGATTCTTAAAGGTAGGAGTCTCCTTCTTCGAAGAACTAGAACTAGAACTAGAGGAGCTAGAACCGCTGTCCGAGGAACTCGAACCGCCGCCTCCACCGCCGCCGCTCGGCTCACCCATGAAAACTCTACGATCAAATAACGGATTAAACAACGAGTACCGCATTAGCTAACTCCTAAACTATAGTTCGAACCAACAAGATTATATCCTCTCTTGCCCAATATACGATTAAACTTATCTACGTTTATACCAGAATCTTGACTCAGGTAAACCATCTTTGCATCCTCAAGCCTCGCCCACTCCTCAAACAAACCCAATAACACCAAACCAACACCCACCTTCCGGTACTCTTCTCGAACATACCATAGCACATCTCGCGCAAATTTGTCAGAACTAAAATAAAAATCACTCGTGTGTCCCGCAAATACACCAACAGGACGATCTTCATCCAACGCAATCATCAATACATGACCATCCTCAACAGCAAATTTCCTCGCTACCTCCAACAACTTCCCCTCGTCAAACTCAACCAAGCCACGAAAAGAACTCTCCTCAAAGGCCAACCGACCCATCTCACAAAACGCAGCCTCAACAACCTCGCTCAACTCACCACGCAATATCTGATAACCAACCAATAAACTATACCCCCAGTTCGTTGTCCTTGGACCACGGTACAATAAACCCAAATGAAAATATACCCGCAATTTTTTCTGGGCCATAGGGACCCGTGACTTGTTTGCTGCATACAAGTCCAATGAAACTAGGCCCGAATGAATTTAAAATACCAACTATATAGTACGCATGCACACATATAGTCCCCCCAAATAGGGGGGATAGGGGGTCGAGGCCCTCGGATCTATGCTGCAATGCGGCAAAGTAACCCCTAAAAATGCTGCACTGCATAACGTCAGCAGCTGACATTATTTTAAAAAACTTGTAAAAAATTTAAATTAATTGTGTTTTAGCTATTGACTATTTGGTAAAAATAATTATCTTGTTACTTGTAACAAGCGTTACATAACTCAATTAGAAGGGAATACAAAATGAATAGACTTGAAACACTAGGCAAAATCTCACAGCTAAAAGCCGAGATTGATAAGCTAACCTTAGAGCACAATGCACTTAGAGAAGAAGCAGTGCGTAAGGGATACGCTGTTTGGGTGTTCACTAAGAATGGACAGCTGTCAAACAAAGCACCTGATATGCAATGGTGGAAGGAACATAGGAAGGAGTCATTCGCTAAGTTATGTGAAAAGACTAAGAACCCTAGTCATCCAGATCATTCAAAGTTCTGGAAAAAGCCGAGCAGAATATTCAAAGCAATCGAATACACTGCTTAATCAATCGGGAGGCTACGGCCTCCCACTCAACCAAAGAAAGGGAATACAATGGCACTACATTATGATCTAACAGACGTTAAAGCAGATTGGAAATCTGATGACGTATGGCCTACAACCCATGCATTGATCATGGGGACTATGTCAGTAGGCATGAACTCGATTACTGAAAAGAACTGGAAAGAGTTCTATACTCGGTGCTACATGATCGAACGAATTCATGGGGCATGGCGTTACAATTCTAGAGGGGAACCCATCACGGTAAAACCTGAAGAAGTCAAAGAGCATATCGGTCTAGGCACCAATGCTTCAACCTACACTAACGCCGAGTTTAAAAAGTCAATCGACGAACGCTTTCGTGAAGGTGCTCGAGTAATGTTAAAAGGCCACTAAAATAAAACTTGTGCCCCGCTTTAAAGTGGGGCATACTAAACTTGTTCAATTAGGAAAGAAAGGAAACACAATGCCTAGAACATCATTTGGAAAAACCCGTCCAGTCGATCAACCATATGCTGAGTATGCTGCAAACAATTGGGGTGAGGGAGGCACTGTTTGGAGGGTGTTGAAAACTTACAAGCATTCATCGGTTGAAGGTAAAGATCCGTATGCTCGATGGTTTGTCGCGGGTAAATCTCCAGGCACATACGGATCTTGGGAGTATGGTGATATGTATGCTCGAGATATAAAATCATATGCTGAGTTTGTGGACGGAGATCCACAATGGCGTGACGAATACAGCGTTTAGTCTATTGGTGTCCAGCCTCGAGGGGCTGGCATCCAATGCACTCAACAAGAAAGGAAACGAGATGTATGAAGTAAAGTTGGAAATAGATTCCATAAACTATCAAGTGCTTTGCGTAGTAGAACCACCAGCTAAAGGGGAATGGGGAGACGCGAAAACATTTTGCGCTAAAAAGGACGGCTTTAGTTTTGCACTACACAGGGCATGGAGATTCTCCGAAGGCGTAGCGTTTGGGATCAAAGCAGCACAAAATTGGTATGACGCAACAAGCCCAACTCAAGAGCAATGGTCAGAGTTAGATGAGATAGCAGCAAAGCTAGATCGTGATACCATGAAAAAGAAATCAAAGGAGGCAGTGTAATGAAACATATACTCGATGTACTCGCGTCACTTGGCCTAGTGGTATTACCACTAGGCGCAACGATCATAGTCTGGATCTTGATAGCCAAAGAAATAATAAGGATAATGTGATCCCCTGGCCCTTGGGAAATGGGCCTCCTTTCTGCAACGCGGCCTGGTTTATCCAGGCCGCAAAGCATTTAAAAGGAAGGCCGCAAGGCGCAAGACGCAAGGCCGCAAGACGTACGAAAAACTTACAAGCCTTAATAATTATTTACTTGTGTTCTACACTCAATCGTTTAGAATAATCTTGAGACAGCAGAAAAGGAGATCTCATGAAAAATTTTAGAGACTACATGGTTCGAGAGTATCAAATGGCAGATACTAGAGCCTTTGATCTGGACCTAGCAATTGACAAGTTGCACAGCGCACTTGCTCAAATGGACCATTACAACCTTGGAATAGTTGAAAGACATTTCCCGGGCCTATTGCATGCCGCGTCACTATGGGCAGATCAAAACCCGGGCATGAATAATTTTAAGGGCATGAAATGAACAGTGCCATTTTATATGACGGGCCAAGTCTATTAGACGGAAAGCCCATAGTAGTTGTTGCGGTTTACTCTAACCGCAACACTAAAACCGGGCATGTAGTCCAGACATATATTTTATGTAAGGATCTCAACCCAATGGAAGCTAGCAAAACTGGTGCAGATTTTTCTATTTGTGGATCTTGTGTCATGCGTGGCGAAGTAACGACGGACCCCAAGCGCAAACTTGCAAAGGGCCGACGCTGCTACGTCAAGTTGTTTCAAGGTCCTTTGATTGTTTGGAAGTCTTACCAGGTAGGACTATATCAACCAGGCGACGCGGTCGAAATGGGCCGGGGTCGTTTTGTTAGGGTCGGGACATACGGGGACCCGGCAGCGGTTCCACAATATGTTTGGGACAACCTACTATCCGAGGCCCTAACTTGGACAGCCTACACACACCAGCCAGGCGAAATGTCAGAAATTTGTATGCAATCCGCCGACACTTACCAGGAAGCACAGGAACATTGGAAAGCTGGACGACGTACATTTAGAGTTATCCAAGACCTGGCAGATCTGGACAAACAAAACGAAACACTTTGTCCAGCGTCCAAAGAAGCTGGACGCCGGGTCCAATGCACAGCTTGCAAGCTTTGCAAGGGATCAACCAAAGCAAAATCAATAGCGATAGTAGAACACTAAAAGGGAGGGCCTCGGCCCTCTTTCCTTTTGCCCAGGCTATCGCTATCATGGGCCAAGGCGCAAGGCGCAGGGCGCAAGATCCCTTCGAGCACAGGGCGCAAGGCGCAGAACAAAGCCGCAGGACTCTCGAACCGAGATCCAAGGGCGCAAGACAGGCCGCAGGACGACAAAGCGGCCCCCTGATCACCCCGAAATAAAAATAGATCACGCTCCTTGGCCCTCTTTACTAAGTAAAAACTAGCCCCTCCTCGAGCGTAATAGGCCATATTCCAAGCAACTTGGTGGGGAGATATATTTACCTTGTTGCTTTTTGCTACCTTCAACTCCATCCAGAACGGCAACCCATCCCAGACCATGTGCACATCAGGCACACCACCGCCATGCTTGTTCTCAATCCTAGTTGCAAAACATTTTTTAGGTAGGTTCGTCCTGATCGATTGCCAGAAGTTCGCCTCTGGTCCCTTGCTCATCTGTTACATCCTCCGCTGTACCATCAATCACAAATGCTTGAGGGTATTGTTTTTGGAGAGCGGCTAATCGAGCAGTGATCTCATCTCTAGACAGTTGGTCAATTGTGTTGATTGTTTCGCGTCTATCGATAGTCAATCCACCAAGAGCAGATCTTATTTTCTCAGCATTGATAGCAGCAGAAAACTGCCCTGCATCTTCAGCACCAAGAGATAATTTATGTAGTCGTTCGAGTTGACCAATAGTTGTGACACCATAGCGTCGTTCTCTTTCTTCTCTCAGTTCTTGGATGTACTCAACAACATGCGGATAGTCTCGACCGTTCAGAAGAACAGAAGCCTGTTTGTTGGCAAGGTCAGGTGCATACCCTGCCTTCCTTGCACATTCAGTATTCGAATATATCCCTTCGACGATGTGTCTTGCAAAAGTTCTTTGTCGATTGGTCAACTGGCGACCATGTTCTTTTTCAATAGATTTTGCTATGCTCGGCATACGCCCCTCATTTGTATGTCTACCACAATTTAATCCAAGAAATATTTTTTATCAATCAGTTCTATATAGGAGTTTTCTTCCCAGAAACGTACTCACTGTACTCACATTGTACTCAGAACAGGGCAGTTTGAAACAAGTATACTTGACTTGAGTACGTTTGAGTACGCTGAGTACACTAAATTTGAATGAAAAAAAAAAAAAAACAAAAAATCTGGCTAGATGTGTCTATAGTGTACTTTCTGTCCTCAAAAGAAAATGCTTGACTATCTATTCGATTGGTATAGATTGGGCATATTCAACAAGTAATACAGAAGGGAAAATAAATTGAAGATCACTACAACATTTAACAAAGACTTTATGTCCTTGCGTGACGTCAAGATCATGACAGATCTCTTAGAACAATTGATCGACCATCAGAGGAGCATGGGTCAAGATCCAACTCCCGAAGATGAGATGAACTTCTTTTGGAGATTTAAAAATCAAACATCAAAAATCCGCACATGGAGAGAAGAGAAAGAGGAGCAAGGATCATGAAGGTATTAATTGGTTGCGAGACATCGGGTACAGTGCGCGATGCATTTTTGAGAATGGGCCATGATGCGTGGTCCTGTGATATCTTACCATCGGATCGTCCTACCAATCGTCACATTCAGGATGACATTCGAAACGTGATGAAGGATGACTGGGATCTGTTGGCTGTGATGCATCCACCATGCACGAGGTTGTGTAATTCTGGTGTGCGTTGGTTGCACAAGGCTCCGCCCAATCGAACGCTCGAGGAGATGTGGCAAGAACTCGAGGAGGGTGCGGCATTGTTTTCAGATGTATGGAACGTGGAGCACATACCGATGGTCGCGGTTGAAAATCCTGTGATGCATAAACATGCGAAGGTCAGGATCAAGAACTATGAGCCATTTGCTCAGAGCATACAGCCTTGGGAGTTTGCGGAGGCTGATGACAGCGAAGACAATGTAAAGAAGCGCACATGTTTATGGTTGCGTAATTTACCTAAGTTGGTTCGGACTGGGAGTTTGGACGGATCGACGGCACGAGATGAGTGTCACAAGTTACCACCGAGCGCGGACCGTTGGAAGCTGCGTTCTAAGTTTTACAAGGGCATCGCAGATGCGATGGCAACACAGTGGGGTGCATTAGCATGAAGTTACAATATTATACGATAGGAGAGAACCGAGGTCGCCCTCGCATTTGGTTGGAGGGCAAGCGGTTGACTGCGATGGGGATCAGTCGCGGTGACAAGTTTAGAACTCACAAGGTTGAGGATGGTGTGAACATTGAGATCACACCCGAGGGCAGACGCAAGGTGTCTGGCAAGGGAGATCGTCCGATCATCGACATAGTGGGTCGGGATATAAACTACTGGGGTTTTGATATCGGTGACGATGTCAAGATCATCTATAACTACAAGTGGCTGTTCATAAGAAGGAGGGACGAAGATGCCTAATCATTGTTATCAACAGGTTCACATTGAGGGACCGAAACTATTAATGCAACAAATTTACGAAAGCATCTGGGTTACGGCTCCAGAAGAAAGGCAGTTCTGTCAGTTGATTGTGCCAATGCCGTTCGAGCAATGGCTTGCACCGAATACCAAGTGGGGAGACTACGAGGTCGAGGGTTGGTATGACTGGCGTGTCAACAACTGGGGCACGAAGTGGGATGTCGTCGATGTACAACTCACCAATGAGATTGAAGACGATGAAGACAAGTCCTCGTTTTCGTTCAACTGTTGGACGGCATGGGGTCCACCTGTTCCAGTGTGGGACAAGTTGCACGAGTTGGGTATCAAGGTTCATGCTACCTATCAGGACGAGGGTGGCATGTTCGAGGGCGAGTACATCGACGGCAAGGACAACACTTGGGAACCAGAGTTCGAAGAGGAGGAAGCTGATGCGGTATGAAGTTAGAGTAGTTCTATCTGAGACTGTCGAGGCTGACAGTCCGAAGGAGGCACAGCAAAAGTTCATGGATAACTTTGAGTACGCTGACGTTAAGTATGGAACGTGGCACGTTGAGCCTGATGATGTTGAACCAATGGAGGATGAAGTATGATACTGGATAAACAATCTTTGAAATTTTACGAGGAACATTTTGGTCAGTTGAGGGGCGCGGAGATTATAGATTTCAACATGGTCACCGATGCTCATGACAAGTACAACGCATGGCCTACGTTCACGATGCGAAAAGGCAGGGACATATTTAATTTCGTATTGTCTCGAGATGAGGAGGGCAATGGCGGTGGCTTTGCGTTTATCGAAGATGCCTAGAGTTAGAGCAAAGGCGGATATGATTTCGTTTATGGAGTGGGAGGGTGAAGTGCCCGACGACATTCCAGAGGATGAGATCTGGTATTGGATCAAGCACAATGTAGATGGTGGCGATTTTTATGAGCCAGACCAGTTGGATGGCGACTGGGTCGTAAGCCCATATGTAGAAATATTGGAGGATGAAGATGATAGTTGACGTTCGAAGTCCTGTGTCGGGTTACATCATGATTGGTGGTTACACCATTTACATTGAGGTCAGTCAAGCGACGGACGATAAACCACACATACGTTATTGGGGAAAAGGAAAGGGAGAAGAAGATGACGGATCGTGAGATGGAAGACATGTTGGATGAGATATTCCGCAAAGTATTTAAGGAGGATTGGTGATGGAAGAAGTATGTATTGATACGATTGCATATCTGGAGGACGGCAAGGGCGCATCTATTATAGCGACCTTTGCGGACGAAGAACTGTACAGTTTGTGTGCTCCTGTAATTGAGCAATGGATCAAGGACAAAGATCCGAATTATTTTTTAACAGAAAGCTGTGATCGCGGCATTACTGTGGAGATAGAGTGATGGAGATCCAACTTGAATTAGAGATCGATCACGAGGACAGCCTAGATCATTGGGCCGCGTTACTAGCAGATCGAGAGGTTGGTTCGAGAACTTATGACTCGGACTGGCAGATGCACTACGAAAACTTTTGGCACAGTTTAGATGCCGAATACAACTACGATATTCTTAGACCATAGGAGGTGAAAGATGGGAAGAGTAAAAGCATGGGCCATGGATCGAGAAGAGAGGGCCGCGAATCGCGGCTCGGCTGATCGGTACTATGGTCGGGAGCCAGTGCCCCACATTTGGTTGGACAACCTGGGTAGGGACATTGTGCTCGAGGAGGAGATGACTGTTGAGGAAGTCGATGCGTACTTCGAGGGATGGTGGAACGAGGAAGACAGGAAGGATTGGGGCTGATGGTTAAGTGGGATTTATCAAAGCTTGAAGATAAAAGGGAAGAAGAGTTAAACTTACTGTGTGATGTAGTAGGGTCACTGGCAATCGATCAGTTCGACAATCAAGAGGAGTATCGGGCTGTGATAAATGAAATCTTTTATGAGTTTAGGAGAAGAGATGTTTAAAGAATTATGGCAAAGGATCAAGACCAAACAGCGGACAGGCGCAAAGCTTACGCGCAAGGAACAGATCTTGGCGGAGTTGGATCGAGACATCGGAACAGCAAAGCAGATTGCGGACAGATCGGGCGTGAAGCTAACGATTGTACGCACGACGTTATCTCAACTGCGGAAGGCAGGGAAGATAAAGGACACTGGCAAAGATGCAGGGAACGAGAGCATCTGGGCAGTTGTCAAATAAAAACTTGACACGCATGTAGCTTGCGTGTCATACACAATTTACTTTCAATTAGAATCAAACAAAAGAAGGAACTAAACAAATGCCTACAAAAGCAAAAACAGATGCTTCAACTAATCATTTACAAATTCACACATTGAAGCAAGGCCGCATCAAGTTG